TAGCACCTTTTGTTTTTTTCTTCCTTTTAAAATATCAATAATTACAAAAAAATAACCCTGTCCACAATATAGTGAACAGGGTTTAGTCAAGATTATAAACACATTATTTAATTAAAAGTGGATTGTGCCGTTTTCATCCACTATAATATTGGCTTTTTCTAATCGCTCGCCATTTTCATTGAAGTAGTACCACTCTCCATCGATTTGACGGCACTCACGAGACACCATATCGCCGTCATTGACTTTTAAGTAATAGACTTTATCTTTATATTGAAGCCAGCCTTCTACCATTTCGCCATCTTCATTGAAGAAGTACCATTTTTCATCAATTAATTGCCAACCTTTTGCCATTGATCCATCTGGATGCAACCAATACCATTTTTCATTTACTGGATTTTTAAACCAATCATTTGCAATAGTATATCCATTGCTGTCAAAACGATACCACTTGTCTTCTACTTGTTTCCAATCATTTTTAACAAGTCCATTTTCATCTCTATACTGCCAACCGTCAATTGATTTTACCCAACCAATTTCTTGTACTCTATCGTTATCAATCATTTCTTGCACTGTACTTCCTAAAGATTGATAGTACTTGATTTTCTCAATTACATAATCTCTCAAGCTATCATTATCGCCACCATGCAATTGTAATGATCGAGCTGGACAAGAAGTAGAACTGAATTCATTATGAAATTTAATATTATTATAATTCGGTGTAGCTCCATAATAAAGCATATCTTCAGCTATTTGCATTAATACCATATTCTCATTTTCGATAAATTCTTCATCACTTGTACTGAATTGCTGGCAAACTTCATATCCTAACGAGTTCATGTTTGCGTTATAGTTAGCACAACTCCACGTTCCGTTAAAAGTCTCTTCTACTCTAGCTATACTATTTCTGTCGATGTAGTAATGAGCAAAACCTCTTTCTGATTCTCCATTGTCGTAACGTTGCTGTAACCAACCAATATAACTTTCTGCAGACATACTCCCTGCATCGTTGTGTAGAATGTAATAAACAGGAGCGTAACTTGGTCTAGCTCCAGCAATTCCGTTAAAAATGTTTTGATTAATAATATTTACCATCTAAATTCCTCCTATTCGTATACATCATAAATTGTACTTGCATCTTTAGATCTGATTGCATTGTATTGAGCTTTTGACCCAAACCAGTATTTTAATGCTTGTCTATTTTGTTGGTTTACAATATTTTCACCGGCTTCACCTCTATCGCCTTTTTCACCTTTGAGTGAATTTCTTTGGCTAGGCGTTAAAGTATCAAACGTTGGTCTGCTTTCTAGACTCGCAATTCTACGGTTGATATTAGCGTAAGAAGTTAAATACCTCATACCTATTCCTTTTAACGATACCGTACTGCCGTTAACTGCTGTAACTTCCCAATAACCCTCCTCAGTACCACCATTATTTAAAAAGATATCTTGTACAATATCGCCAACTTTTATACCTGATGGATTAATAATATAACTTGTATTAATTGTTGCTGTTCCACCATTTCCTGACCCCCCAATATCTCCTCTAGCGAGTCTATAAACTGGAATATTGTTTAACTCTGATTTCAACGCATGGTTTGCTAATGATTGGTGGCTAGTTAGATAACCTTTGCTTGCCAATTCTGATTTTGTTACGCTGTTATTTTTCAGATTTGCAATATCTCGTTTGACCTCTGTATCGTTATACGGTTGAGGTAGCTCTGACTTTCTAGCATATTCAGATAAAGATTGGTGAGTAGTTAAATATCTTTTGCTTTCTAACTCCTGTTTTGTTACTAAATTAGCTAAACTTTGATGAGCTGTTAAATAGCCCTTTTGTGCTAACTCGTTTTTTGTGACGGAGTTGGTTTCAATATTAGAGATTTTACCTCTTAACTCACTATCGTTGTATTGTGGTGGTAATTCTGATTTCAAAGCGTAACTTGCTAGTGATTGGTGGCTAGTTAAATAACCTTTACTTGCAAGTTCTGATTTTGTTACGCTGTTGTTTTTGAGATTGGCTATATCTCGTTTGACCTCTGTATCGTTATAAACGGTATCTTTATCAGGTTTGATTTCCAAAGCTCTAACTCTATTTGTTAACGAGTCAACCGTTTGATTGCTTGCTTTAGATGCAATTTGTCCTCTAATTTCAGTATCATTATACGGTTGAGGTAGCTCTGATTTTCTAGCATATTCAGATAAAGATTGGTGAGTAGTTAAGTAACCTTTACTAGCTAATTCATCTTTGGATACAAGATGAGATATCGATTGGTGTTCAGTAAGATAATGCTTAGCTTCTAACTTGTCATTAGTAACAAGATTTGAAATATCTTGATGGTGAGTTAAATAGCCTTTTTGCTCTAATTCTGCTTTTGTTACAAGCCCCTCTAAACTTTGGTGTTCAGTTAAGTAGTTTCTATTTACTAATTCGGTATGAGTTACAACATCTTGTTTCAGTACATCAAAAACTTCTTTATCTACCTTTTTAGCCACTTCTTCTTTTGTTGCATAACTAGATAAATCTTGATGAACTTTTAAAAATCCAGCATTTTCAAGCGTATTTACTCGATTTTCAACCTCAGACACTTTTGAATTAGTCGCAAGATTTGAGATATCTTGATGGTTAGTTAAGTATCCTTTCTGCTCCAGTTCAACTTTTGTAACCACGTTTTCTAAAGATTGATGAGCATTAAGATAGCCTTTTGCTTCTAACTCATCTTTAGTTACTAAATTAGCTAGTGATTGGTGTTCTTGTAAATAATGCTTATCTTCTAACTCTTGTTTTGTTACTAGATTTGAAGTATCAACTTTTGGTTGATTGTTGCGAACAACTTCTAACTCATCTTTTGTGGCTAAGTTACTTAAATCGACTGGTGGCTTATTTTCTAAGGTTTGTACTCGATTTTCAACGGCTTCAACTTTTGCATTAGTGGCTAAATTGCTAACATCTTGATGAGTTGTAAGATAGTGTTTATCTTCCAATTCTTGTTTCGTTACTAAGCCTGAAATGTCTTGATGAGTTGTTAAATAGCCTTTATTGGCTAACTCATCTTTAGTTACTAAATTCTCTAATGATTGATGAGTTTTTAAGTAACCTTTTGATTCTAACTCCTCTTTTGTTACTAAATGCTCCAATGATTGATGATTAGTAATGTAGCCCTTGCTTTCAAGTTCATCTTTGGTTACTAGATGAGCTAAAGATTGGTGTTCCGTCAGATATCTACTACTTTGAGTGATGAAACCTTTCAAGCTTTCTTGTACTTCATGAATTTTGTCTAGTAGGGGCTTATCATTGTATGCACCATTGGCGATTGCTTTGCTTTCTAACAAATCGATACGGTCAACAAGTGGTTGACTATCAAATTGTGGTGGAATTTCAGCTTTTTTAGCATATTCAGACAAGTCTTGATGATTTGTTAGGTAGCCTTTTGCTTCTAATTCCTGTTTTGTTACCACATTTTCTAATGATTGGTGAGCTGTTAAGTAGTTCTTTTGCTCTAGTTCTTCTTTAGAAACTAGTTTTGAAGTATCAATTTGAGGTCTAGCTTCTAAGCTCTGTACTCTTTCAGTAACTCGATCTAATTCATTTTTCTTTGAATAGTCTTCTAGTGATTGATGAGCCGTTAAATATCCCTTTTGCTCTAATTCAGATTTTGTTACAAGCCCATCTAAAGATTGGTGTTCAGTCAGATAGTGACTATCTTCAATCTCTTTTTTAGTTGCTAAATGAGATAAGTCGATTGGTGGTTTTTCTTCCAATAATTGAATTTTTTCGTTGATTGTATCTAAATTAGGAACAATTGGAATTTCACTTTTGAGTGCATACTCGTTATGAGCTTCTTGACTCGTTAAATATCCTTTCTGTTCCAATTCATTTTTAGATACAAGTTCCTCTAATTGTTGTTGTGTAGCCATTCTACCAATGTTATTTTCTAGCGATTGTACTTTTTCATTGATTGGCGTTAATTCACTTTTTGGTAAATATTGTAATAAAGCTTCTTTATCTGCCTTTGTTTCAATCGCCTGTCTTAATTCAGTATCGTTATATACTGTATCGTTGTCAGGCTTACCCTCTAACGTTTCAACTCGTTTAGCAATTGCTTCTACTGATTGAGTATCAGCTTTAGTAGCAATCTTCTCACGTAATTCACTATCGTTATAAACAGTGTCATTATCCGCTTTTGTTTCCAATGCTTCTACTTTGCTTGAAATTGCTTGAACGGCTTCTTTGTCTGCTTTCGACTCGATTTTTTGCTTAATTTCGGTATCGTCATACAATTTCTCATTAGCAACAATCTTCTTCAGCAATTCAGTGATTTCTGATTTGGTGACAATATCCGTCAATGGAACAATTCTTTTGCTTTCTTGCTCCATAACTGGTAAATCATGTTCTTTGTCAATCTCAGATACATGAACATCAAACATAAAACGGTATACATCATTTGATTTGTCGCCATTTTCGTAATAAATATAGCCGGCTACTTGTTCATCTTTTACAATTAAACTAGTATCAAAATTGACAATGATTTTATCGTTATCAACTTTACCTCTTACTTCTAGATGACGATTTGTTCTCTTAAAATGGAACAATACTACTATGTCCTCAGTAGGGACGCCACCCTCTACTGTAAACTCAAAAGTAGCGGTGTTCTTGTCGTGAGAGTAAAACTCCTCAAATAATTTGTTTCTACTATCTCTCTTTTTGGTAGTTAAGGAGATTGTTCTTTTAATAATCTTTTCCATAAAATCACTCCTTAAATAAAAAAGGACGAGCGTTTAACTCGTCCTCAACTTGATTAATACTTGATTTCTTTGATTTCGTTCATGCCATTTACAACCGATTCGATCAATGCTTTTTTAGCTTCAAAGCTTAAATGAATACCATTAGCTTCTAACTCAGCAGTTAAACGTTGTTCCGCTTCATTGAATTTATCTTCACTTGCATCTTTTACATCTTTATAGATTTGTTCTGTTGCTTGCACTACTGTTTTAGCAATACTTTTAATCAGTTCATATTGCTTAATATCCGTTTTAGCTTTGATATTCTCTACCTTTGTTTCTAAAAAACTTTTCAATTCTTTGAATAGTAAACCGATTAATACGACTAATACGCTTAATACTCCTTGCATTACAACTTGTGTTAATTCATTCATATTCTTACATCTCCTTCAATGGTAATTTCATAAATTGTTTGAATAAGTCTGCGATATAGCCATTACCTCGCAAATTTTGGTACGATTTGAACAATGCAGATAATCTTCTTGTATCATCACTTGTTCTGTACCCCCGTTTGATAATAGCGGTCAAATCTTCTTCTAAACGATATCGTTCAGTTTCTAAAATTCCATCACCAATATAACCAACGTCACTTTTTAATTTATTTACATCTTGCTTTAAATTGGTAATATCTTTGTTTAACTGACCAACATCTCCTTTTAAATTTCCGATATCAGCATTGTTTTTCTTACCAATTTCAGTAATTTCATCTACTACAGACTTGATATTGCTTATCTTGCTGTTGATATCCTCAACATCTTTCTTTCTTCCCGTTTGTATCCAAACAGTTAATAAGGCACTAATCGCTGGAATTAGCGTCAAAATAATGTTCTCACTCATGTTTCTACCACTTCCTTGCTAATAAAAAATAGGTAGAGGAATACTCCCCTACCTATTAAAAAAGGCTAAGCTTTCTTTTCGACAAGCTCGCCTTTTTCATTAATTAAAAATCCTTGACGTTCTAATTCTGCACGAACGCCTTTCTTAAGGAATTTTGGCACTTCATTGAATTTATGACGTCCATCTAAAATTCCCTCAACGAATAACAATGCTAAAGCCATATCTTTCACCCCCTTTCTATCCATTAATATTGTCCCCACTAACTGTAGTTTCTGCATTATGTTCTTCAACTTTTCCATCATTCTCATTATGACCATCTCCTTGTGCTGTTGTTGTTGGTACTACTGGTGTTGCTGTTGTTTCTGCTGTTGGTGTTACTACTGGTTGTGGCTCCGCAACTGGTTGTACTGGTGTTTCAGTAGCGACTGTTGGTTGAGTTGCTTCTTCATGCTTTTCTTCAGTAGCTACTGGTTGAGTCACTGGCGTTGTCGCTTCGTGGTGTTCTTCTGTATCTTCTTCCACTTCGCCTTGACCGTCTAATGCATGTAAACGTTCCTTGATTTCAGCAAGATCTAAAGAAAATGTTGTTGTTAACTCCATTACTGCATCAGACGTTACTTTTAAGTGATTTGTTGCTTCTTTTAATGCTTCACGGTCTTGCTTACTTGTTTCTTGTAATTTTGCTACTGCTCCGCTAGGGTCTAGCTCAATCAAGATTAAATCAAGTACTCGTTTGATTAATACTTCATCTTCTAATCCTGTTAAATCTCCCTCGAACTCTCGGATATAGTACGTATAAGGCTCCTTGCTTTCGATTGTGATTGCTGTGCTATTTGGTTTTTTTTGTTTGTTAATGACTGTAAATTCCATTTTTATTCCTCCTATTTGTATTCTTTTTTAAAGATTTTTATGTTAGTCAATTTTTTCCATAAAAACTTATTTTTGTCACTTTGATTTGGAAAAGTGACAAAAATTCTATTGTACGTTCTGTTGTTGTAACTATCGGTGTAAAGATCTGCTTCAAGTCTGCTAAAATATGCTATATTGCCATCAATCTCAAGTCTTCCATCATCGATAGTCCCCTTATAAAAATTACTCCAGTATGAATAGATTTTAATTACTATTCCCCCATCAGAGGTTTCATTAGTTTCAATATCTCCTCCACGAGAAAAAACTTGTGCATAATAAGACTTCCTCCACACAATTTTATCCCCAACATATCGACGAACTATTTCTTTACCACCAACGTAAATTCCCTCTCTTGCCATCAAAACACCTCCTTAATCGTAACAATCATAGATTGTGTTAGGGTCTTTGGTTGAGAGTGCATTGTATTGAGCTTTTGAGCCGTACCAGTACTTCAACGCTTGATTACCGTTTTGATTGGTAATTTTTGTGGATACTTCAGTTGAACGTACATTTAACGTTGAAGCATTGACACTTAATGTTCCATTTCCGTCAATATTGATGGTATTATTGTCAGGTTTAACAACACCTACATTGGTACGAGTGGCTGTTTTGGCTTTGAGTGCACCGTTGTTTACTTCAGTAGTAATGTTGTCTGGACGCATTGTTCCATTTGAATTAGCTGTCGCTACTGAAACATTGGCAGTTGCTACTGAAGTCGGGGTAAATAGCCGTTTTAACGTTGATACTTCTACTTTTTTAAGACCTGAACCGTTATGAACAATGACGATATCTCCATCCGACACATTGCTCAATGATGGTAATTCGTTAGCTTTTCTTACTTGATTGCTTAAAATCGCCATTCAATAAACCTACCTTTCTTTAATATCGTACTTCCAATCGGCTACTACTAGATTATTGTGTTCGTCAACAAGGAACGTATTTGTATTATCTTCAGCTTTGAGTGGCACATAATACTTATTTTGAAGTACCATCTCTTCTAACAATGCTAACCGTTGTTCTTGTTCGTTGAGTTCTCTTTTAGTAGCTTCATGATCTGTATAACTAGCTTGTTTTACGTTATCTACGTTAGACAAGCCTACTTGTGTTTTTGTTACTCCATGAGGATTGTTTCTATTGTTAGTATGAGACGTAAAATCACTTTGATTTGCTTTTTTTACGGTTACTGCATCAATCTTTTCTGCCAAACCGTCAATATCCGCAACTTGGTGGCGGTGAGTACGTTCCGCTTTCCCGTTCCATTTCTCTCTTTCACCAATTTGAAGATGAACGTTGGTATCTCGTTTATGAGTATCAATATTATTCTTCAGTTCGTTTTTAGCTGCATTTAACTCAGATACTTTAGCAAATACACTTGCATTAGGATTGTATTGAATCGTGATTTGTTGATTCTTACTGATTGTAGTGTTGAAATCATAATCTCGATATACAGCAGATTGTGATCGTGGCGGAATTACATCACCTTGTTCAGCCCAAGTATACATAAACAAGAACTCTGGATTATTTGCTCTTTTTGCAAATACACCAATCTCGTTAACAGCAAGCTCCTGATTAACGTTCTCGTTATCTAACCGTGCTAAAATTCTAATCGTATCAGCATTATCTGTAGACATTGATTGAGTGACTGGCAATGTATGAACGATTTGAACAATATCGTTCTTCGTTTCTGCCCCAGTCCTGTGTCGTCCGCTTCCTAATGCAACACGAGTAAAAGTAATCGTTTCTCTATTCGCTACTGCTTGACTAACCTCTGTAACTGCTTTATTGGTTACAATTGGTTGAATAAAATACGACATTTCTCATCCTCCTTTACTTGAATATGATTGAGCCGTTTTGTTGTACTGAAAAAGCACCAACATAGATTGTGCTATTCATTGGTGCTTCGACTGCGAATTGTATTCCTAAGTGAGCTGGAATCAATTCACGAATATATAATGTAAATCTTTTTAGATACGAGGATGGTAATTCTCCAAGAAATTTGATATAAACTACCGAACCTTGCACTGAAACGATATTGTTGATATTAGTAAAACTTTTAGTAATCTTTTCTAAAGTTTGAGAACTAATCTTTACTTTAGTTGAAATCAACGTCATTAAATAACGACGTCTTTCCTCAATATCAGTTGTTTTAGGCTTGATTTTTAAAGATTTTTCCCATCTGTCAATCCAGTCTTCTGTTGCTTCAGGTAATAACATCAAACGGCGAGTATCAAAGATTAACTGAGTAATTAATTCAACATCTGGAA